TCTCAACAGATGGTCCATCGGGAACATTATCTGGTGGTGGGGGAAGAATTCGTGCGGATAACATTACTGATAAATTGGGAACTGGTCCTGTAACGATTGGTGCTGGTGCATCTATTGTTGGTGTTACCACTATTGCAACCGCAGAGATTACAACCGTAAATGTTGGTTCTGCACATACATTAGATGCTCAAGGTGCTCGCATCGCAGGAATTGTAACTGCATCATCTTTTATTGGAGACGGAACCCAATTAACTGGTGTCAGTGGATTTTCCCAAGAAGATACCTGGTTGTTTGGTGCCGGTTGATTTACTAAATAACTAAAAAGAAAACATCATGGCACTTTCAAGAGGAAAACTTACAGAAGTTGTTAATGTATCTGCTGGCAGTACAGTGGGCGTTTTAACAGTAAGTAGTAGTAATAAAATATATGTAAAGTCTATTCTTGCACATAATGTTGGTTTGACTACTAATAGTAGTGCAAGAATTTTTGTTAATTATGTTCCAAATGGCGGAAGTTCTACGACTGATAATAGAATCTTCAATGTATCCATTGGACAATCCGAATCTGTTCTTTTAGAACCATCTTATCCATTAGTTCTCACTACAACTGGAGATTCTTTGAGTATTGGATGCACAATTCAGTCACAAACAACTACTGATGCACAACTCAATGTAATTGTCAGTGGTGATCAGGAGGTTTGATAAATGCCATTAAAGAAAGATACAGGGTATTCATTAAATAAATTAACTCAGGTATATAACACAGAAAATCTAGGAACAAATGTAGGCAGACAAAATAATAATACTGTTTCAGTAAATGCAAACGCAAGTGGTGGAATTTTAGCTATTGATGGTAATGTGTATTATCATATTTTCAAATCTTCTGGTAGTTTAGAATTTCCATCAGCATGGGATGATAATATCAACTGCCACTACTTGGTAGTTGGTGGTGGAGGTCCTAATGGTGCCTCTGGAGATATGAGAGGTGGCGGAGGCGGCGGTGGTGTCAGCGTAGGATCAACCGCACGATTCTTCTCTAATACTAACTATGAAGTTAATATGGTTGCTCCCTTAGCCACTGATACTGCTGGCGGAGACTCTAGTTTAGCAACAGCATCATCGGGAACAATTACGTCCAGTGGTGGAATCAATGCCCCTCGGGGTCCAGGTGGAGCATCTGGATCGCCACAATCAAATGCTGGCGGAGCTGCATATCCATATTCTGGATCACCTAGTAACATTGTTAATGGCGGTGGAGGTGGTGCTGGTGGTACTGGCACCGATGGCGGAGCTGCTACTGGTGGTCAAGGTGGTGTTGGTTTAGCTTGTCCAGAGTTTCCAGCACTAGTTATTGCACCACACTTAGATATACCAGCACCAGAAATAGCTGCTTGGGAAACAGCAGTTGGCCCAACAGGATTGTTTGGTGGTGGCGGTGGTGGTGGAACATATGGAAGTCCTTATGTAGCAAGCGGTGGCCCTGGTGGTGGAGGAGATGGTGGATCTGGACTGGAAGCAGGGTTAGATTATACAGGCGGTGGAGCTGGAGGATATTATCCAGGAACACCTTCCCCTGAGCTCAGGGGAGGTGGAAAGGGAATAGTAATTCTAAAATATAGTTTATAAGTAATAACAAACAAAATATAACATATATTATGTCGCACTCTGATGTTTTTGTGATGAATGTTGGATTTGATTGGTGTCTTGATAAAAAATATTTGATTGATGATTTGATTACAAGACACCAAACTTTCAATTATAGGATAGATAGGTTAAACTTTGATGTATGTGATAACTACTCAAAATTTTTATTAAAACCAATCTTCGATATATTTTTTGATGTATCGAAAGAGAATTTTAATCTAAGAGAAAGAACTCCTAATTATAAATTTTGGTCTTTTATTTCTAATAAAGATAGAAATCTAAGTGTATTACATGATCATTCAAACACTGCAAAAGCGAATGGAGTCTTTTATTTAAATGTACCAAAGGTTAAAAATCCAAAGTCTGGTGGACTCTTAATTAAAAAGTCAAGATCTATTTTTGCTAAACGGCACATATTTACGGCCACTGAAGGAGTTTTGATAATATTTCCAGGAAATCTTCCACATAGACCTTTGCCAATGAACAGTAAAGAATATAGAATATCAATAAACATGGAAGCAATGTGATGAAAATATATGATGATTTTTTAAATCAAGATGAACTTATAAAAGTATCCAATGCCTTAGTAAAAAGAAGTTGGTGGTTCATAGATGATTACCTTAAAAATGAACAAAATTTTCATAGTAATAGAACATTAGGAGCAACAAAGAATAATCCCAATGATTTTGACAGTTGTGATTATTTTTTTATAAACAAATTGAGAACAAAGTTGAATATCAAACTTGATCTGGGATATATTAGAATATTGATGAACTGTTTTAAGTATGGAGATACTCCTACTCCACACACAGATAATAGAGTTGGTGGTCCTACGTTTTTATTTTTTACCAATCCTACTTGGAAATGGTGGTGGGGAAGTGGAATTCAAATAGAAAATAAATTTGTAAGAGTTAAACCTGGAAGACTAGTCATATTTGATGGTTCTAAAGTTCATAACGGCAAACCTCCAAATTTTTTGTATAGAGGACCAGGAAGATTTAGTTATGCCATTCAATATCAAACTCCTATATAATATTACAGATAACTAAAGAAAGATGCCAGATTTAGATAGTCTCACCGATACACAACTCCGTGAGTTGGTTATTACCATATCAGAAACTAAAACTGCAGAGACTATTTTACAAGAACTTGTATTCTTTTTAGATGGAGAGATAGTAAAGCAGTTCTTAAAACTTCCAGAATTACACGACTGACCACTTCAAAATCTGTCCACAGAGACCCCCAGAACACCACTGGGGGTTTTATATTGGCTTCAGATAAATCAAGGTGATGACTGCCACACACAAACTTATCTTCATTGCGTCATTCTTCTGGATGATGAATTGGGGAACTCGTGTAACTGCTGCTGCGATCAATGCTCTTTCTTGAAACTACTGGTTACAACTACAGTCAACGTAGGTGTGAAGAAGTTGTGATGTGGTTCGTGGATAAGTATCTACCACGTCACAAACTTGACATCACTGTGAATCATCGTGGATTGTTGCGTGAAGGTGTTTATGGTTGGTGTTCTGTTTTAGATTGTAATTGGCGTCCTAGAGACTTTGAAATAGAACTCCATAATCGTATGCCTGTAGATGATTACATCAGCACCCTCATACATGAACTGTGGCACGTCTATCAGCATGTTATGGGCGATCTTAAGGACAAGGGTTCTAAACGCTTCTGGAAGGGCATAGACCACTCTAATACAGATTATTCCGATCAACCTTGGGAAGTAGAAGCTTACTCAATGGAGAAGAAGTTATTTGGTGAATATATGGGTATTGAAGAGTAAAATTATTTCTTAATGTCTTGACATGTTCTTAATATCCCTGTAGAATTTGGCTTGTCCGGGTTCAGGAGGACATAGCTAAATAATTCTTTTAATACCTTATGAAAATTGTTGAGAGGCATCGATATAAAGACAAAAAGATATTTGAAACTCGCACTTTAAAGTTTGAACCTTTTCTTTATGAAGATATCAGTCTGGTGATGGGATATATTGCAGGCAAATTAACACCAGATATTGTCTCTAAGAGATATAGAGAAGAAAATTCTAGTAATCCAATGTTTGGGCATTGTTACCATGCATCTCAAGCATTATATTATCTTATGGATACTGATGTATTGGAGCAGATGAGCGCGATTGATTATCATAATGAAGCTCACTGGTGGTTGAGAGATAAGATTACACATGAGATTTACGATATTACTTCAGAACAATACTATTCTGTCAATCAAAAGCCTCCCTATCCTGGTAAGAAAAAGAATTGGTACGGATGGAAGCAGCGACCACATCAAAAGACACTGAACTTGATGGTTAAGGTTCTAGGGTCACGTCTGATTGAAGATACTGTGACAACTCCTGAACTGGTTGGAGTTCTTGACTCTTTCCTTTAGATGCCTTATATTGGCCTTGTTGATGAGGGATGCCTTTGGCAAGAACCTCATCAGCAACCTGAAAACATCTATGCTATCCAGCAGGAGACTACACAATGGCTATCCAAGTCCGTAAAGGTTTTGGTCCACAAAAACAAGACATCGATCTAACTAAGTATGAAAATCGATGGTCTGAAGAAGAAATTCAAAGTCACTCCAAGCGAGGAAAGTTTATTCGGTTCGCTTTCCTTGACCTTAACAAGTTTGGTGGTGATCTCTTTCACGAAGAACTGATTAACCTTGCCATTCGTGAAGATGGCAGTCGTGGCAATACTGATCATGGTATTGCTTATTCCTACGAAACGAGAGGTTGGAGTTACAATCCTTTCCCTCCCATCGTTGATACATCCTTCAAGGTAAAGGATGGACGTACTCGCATCCGTGCTGCAATGATTGCAGGATGCACGTTCATCGTGGTCGCAGTCTTTGCCTATCCTGATGAAGAGGATGCTCAAACTGCTTTCGTTCAGTCTCTCTCCGAGGGTCTGATTGGTAACGATGACCTCATCAGCCGCCCCACTAAGTATGGCGACCTGTTTGAAGCTTCTGTCGCTGCTGTTGCTGATGGCGGCATTGAGCACGATAAAACTGCAATCGCAGATCTGCTCTTCAATGAGTTTGAAGCACTGCGTTTCATCAAGCAAGATGAAGTCGCTGACCTGGTAGAAGCCGTCTTTGATGCTGTCCAGGGAGGACAACGTGCGGTTTGGATCCCCGATCGCAGCGATGTTCTTGCCTATCTGCGGAAGTGTCCTGACCTTCCTAAAGATGCTTGTCTTGATGGCGATGTGTGCATCAATGGTAAGAAAGTCTTTGTCTATGCTGCTCCTAGTAACACCAACCAGGGTCGTCTCTGGGGGATGATTGCGAAGGAAATTCCTGAAGATTGCTATGTGGTGCTCTACACCACGAAGAAGATCCCTTGCAAAATTAGAAAGGGATATGAAGACTTTATGTCCTTCATTGATATGCGATACAAAGAGTGCTTTGAGATCGTAAATCGCACCGCATCTGCTACAGGGTTCCAGATCAAAATTGAATCCCCCGTCAAGAAACCTTGGCAACTTCTGGGTGTTGTTCCTCAGTTGAACAACGAAACCCATGAAACTCTCCGCAAGGCTCACAGCCTGATTCAAGTGGAGGATTGCTGAAAAGCAGAGACAGTTGAATAACCTGCACAGGGGGTCACAAGACCCCTTTCTTTTACCCTATACTGGCTAAGTTACAGACAAACACAATGAAAACTGAGTTCATCTGCGTTCAACCTAAAAGTTCTAAAGCAAAAAATCGTTTTTCTAATCAGATGGATAAACTTCACTCTTGTCGTGTGGAGAAACGTGAAGATGGTAAAATGTTCCTTGCCTCTATCTCTGGCAAATACTTTTTCTGGATGAATGAAACTGGCGATGATAACTGGGACATTATTCGTTAAATAGTTGTCACAGGAATAAAATAAATGTACAATGAAAAGCATGAAGAAACTCCTAAACAAAAGGAGAAGATACGGTTGCTTACTGCATTAAATCAAGTAGATAATATTACTGAACTTACTAAGAATAATGAATGGAAAACCTATATCTATAGTCATTTATCCACTGTTAAGTATGAACTTGAACGTCAACTGAGTAATTTAAGTGATTCAAAAGAGATCTGAGTACATCCCTCCATCAGCGCCATTCCACGAAACATTCCCACATGCTTTAGAATGGCATATGAAAGATGGTAAGAAAAAAATCCAGCACAACGCTTATTTTCCCTATGAAGACTATCGAAACAACTATGCAAAACGACTCAAAGGCACAGGAGCTATCGGAATTAGAAAAAGTAAAACAAAACCCAAAAAGTGAATTAATTGATGATTGTTTCTATGTTTGGGAAACTCGATTTGGATTGTTTAGTACAATAACAAAGGAAGGAAGAGAAATGCTCACTGGGGGCACAAGAGATGGTATTGTTAATATGACAAGATGGCATCTTAAGTGTGAGCAAGATGGCACTTTACATCTTTACACTCGTGTGGTAGGATCTAGAACAATTGCAGTAGATTTATGACTAAAAAGCAATTTGTAACTGATAAAGATGAAATTTGGGAATGGGACGAGACTCCCGAAGTAATAGCCGCGATTGAGAAATTGCATCAAACTATTGCGGAAAATAAAAAAACCATCTCAGTTATTATCACTAAGTGATAGATAATAAGGTTTCTTTCTTTCCTTATGGTAAATTTTATCAAAGCATTTTTTGCCCCTTCTACTAAACCTGAACTTGATGATGGCAATTTAAGTTCCTTTGCATTCGCAAATAAAGTTCTAGAACTTCAAACTAGAATTGATAATTTGGAAGAAGAGAACAAAAATCTAAATGATGCCATTTATGAATGTGAGGGAAGACTGATGGAAAAAATTGACAGAATACAACCTGTGATATATAATATCACAAGTAAATAAAATTACCAATGAGCAGCTATTCTGTTACCCTCAACACATCTAGCGGAACACAGACAATTGAAGTCGATGATGATGTTTATATTCTTGATGCTGCTGAAAATGAAGGCATTGATCTTCCGTATTCTTGCCGTGCAGGTGCATGTTCATCCTGTGCGGGTAAAATTTTAAGTGGAACTGTAAATCAAGAGGATCAATCTTTCCTAGATGATGATCAAATTGAAGCAGGATTTGCTCTGTTGTGTGTTTCATATCCAACTAGTGATTGTGTAATTGAAACTGAAAAGGAAGAAGAGTTGTATTAAATGTATGAAGAACTAAATTGTTTTGAAGAAGCACTGAAACACTTTGGAACAAGAGTTGAAATTATAACTGCTTTGGAAATGGGAAGAAAACTATCCCCTGAAGATGCATATCAAAGAATTAAGGATGAACTTAAAGAATTGAAAAAATGCCGTAAACAATTTAATAAAGAAAAGTGTTGACAATCCAAAGAAAATATTAAATTCCTAACTAATGTGGAACATCTGTGTTAGGATGTCAATACATTCAGGAAATTGCTAATGACTCTACCAAGAAACAAAAAAATCAAACAAGAGCATATTGAATCGATGAAAATTGCGGTAAATCAGGTGGGTATTGTAGCAATACATCCCGATAAAATGGAAGAATTTGCTGAATATCTTGTTCAAAAAGCAAGAACAAAAGAATAAGTGTCACAAGACCCCTTGCCAAATACGACAAGGGGTTTTATATTGGCTTCAAATAAGGCAATAGGAATTAATTACCCACTCAAATGAAAAAACTTGCTCTGTTTCTTATTCCATTCTTAATTCAATTACCTGCAGCTGCCCAGCAAGTAACAGTTTTTGATGAATGTAAGCGTTACATTATTGAAGAAGAATATATTCCAGGATATTACACAAATACTGGTGCATATCGTGCTGGTAGAGTGAAAAAGCATAAAAAACAAGTTCCATGCAATAATGGTGGTTATCAGCAAAATCATGTTTCTAAACCATATCAACAACCACAAGCAAAAAGATGTAGTCGTAATCAAAATATTCTTGGTGGATTGTTGGGCGGAGGTGTTGCAGCTCTAGTGTCTAAGAAAGATGCTTATGCTTGGTCTATTCCTCTTGGAGTTGTAGGTGGTGTGGCAGTTTCTAGAGCGGACTGTTGACACACTCTAGAAACTTTCCTAAACTAAAATTATAAAACCAATTCATCATGAAATCTTTTTTTGCTATTGTGTCTCTTGCCCTGACTTCTACTCCAGTATTAGCTCAAAATTATTATCCCCCCAGCTATTATGGTGGTGGCAATTCCTCTCCAGTCGTTGTTCCTCCTACAGTTATTAACACACAACAAAGAATGGAGAATGAGAGTAAGAAGTCTTGTAATCAATCTGAAATTGATTTGTTTCTGTTTGCTATCAGAAAAACAAAGGGCGATTGTACTCAATGAAGCAACCACCACAAATCCATATTCTTGATCCTAAACCTATCATAGATGGGTTTTTAGTTGGTAAGAATTGGGATGATCCAAAGTTATATGCTGCCGTTCCATTAGCAGGTAGCACCACCAAACTGGTAATTATTCATGAAGGAAAACAACTCAAAGTTTGCCGAAACGAACAAGCAGCAAGAAACTTCATCGCCAAACATAAGCGAGGCAACAGACGCTGACTGGGAAGATTTCTGGAACTCTCTATCTGAAGGAAGAGAGTTTGACTTCCCGAAAGATATTGACATTTGCGACCAATCTGAGTAAAATTACAGAGTAATTCACCCCCACCAATGACCAAGTTTTTTTACATCGTGGACCACTATGTTCCATTTCCATCCAGTGAATATGGTGGAATTTGGAATGTAATTGCAGAATCAAGTGAGGAATGTTTTGATCTCATTGCGGATGAAGATGATGGAGATTTCAATAGTCAATACTATTCCAATCTCCGTGATAATATTTTGAAGTCAAGTAAATTTGCATTAGCAGATAATGTGGAATCTAAAGTTGTAGAGGGATTTATTACATGAAACCTGACATGAGTGTATCTTGGGCAGAACATCTCAAGAATGGTAATGTGTGGAGAGCAGAAGTAGAACTTGCCATGCAAGACACGCCAGGAGATGATGAAATTATCTATACTGTGCAGGTTTATGTAGTGGCACCTACACAAGCACTCGCCCAATATATCATTGCTACAATGTATCCAGATTACGAAGGCCTCTTCATTGATGATAACCCAGTTGGAACTACCGCCTGATTTTCCCCATGAACCACCAGAGGGATACTCCTACTATGTTCAAGAGTTCAAGCGAAATGTGGTTTCTATTTGGCTTTTGCATCACACAACTTACTCTTATAGTAGTGATCCTGTTAGCACAATCTGGGGATTTTGTAAAACAAAAACAACAAAGAGAAGCACTACGCACACTTACCATGCCCCCATCAACTCAAATAAGATAGGAAAAGAAGTGTGTATTACTGACACTCGTCCTCACACTGCAATGCAACTCAATCTAAATCCGTTAGAAGCAGCATTTTTCTCATGAAATATATTCCCCAAGTTGATGATTATGTTAGATGGAAGTCTGATCATGTAAATGTTGAGGGTTGGGTATATTTTTATGATGAGATGTACATCACAATTGAAACTGGTATTAAACCCAAACCCAATTGTGAATATACAAAGAATGAAAAACACAAATATATTCACACACTTCTACTTTGCTATCCTAATCAATGGAAACAATTAGAATATGTTCATACGAGGAAGAATAAGTATGGCAAAACTTTGGAGGATATGGAAGTATTCACTAGGGAGTTTTAGTGATGACAAGACAAAACCTTATGACACAATGTATTGATCCATCAGATCCACAATACTTTACCGAAACTTCTTCTGGTTCGTATAGTAGACACAGATATAAACTTCACCTAACTAATGGGAAGTCTTATGTGTTTGATGATTACGAAACTCTCAGAGTTGCTTGGTTTCAAACTGATTCTAAATTTTTACAATCTGTTGAAGTTTTGGACATCAACAAAGGTTTCAATTAAAACAACCCTCTAATATCAAATGCATCTTTCTCCATCCGAACTCAAATATATTAAACAAGTTCTTGAATGTACTGATACTCTTGCAAATGCTGTGGATCAAACAAAAGTAGAACAGATTGATTTCCAAAGTGTAAATCATAAAAATTTAGTTAATAAAATTCAAACCGAAATCAACAGAGTTCACTGGAAATGAAACGATTTTTGTTATTACTAATGCTTCTTTTGTCTTCATCAGTTGCAGCAAGTGAAACACATTACACTGACGAAGCTCTGGAGTGTATGAAGGAGCGCAAATGTACTTCTGGTGTAGAAAAAGTTTCTTTAAAAGGTCAACTAAAAGAAACCAAAACCATTCTCAAAAATCTTGAGCAAATGGGGGTTGAAGTATATAATGCAAAATCAATTTACTTTACTGAAAATTATCGTGCTCTATATTTTCCAGACAAAAATGCAATTTATATAAACAAAAAATATATTAATGTAGAAGGTGAGTTATCCTTTCTGCAAATTTTACGCCATGAGGCATGGCATGCTGCACAAGATTGTATGGCAGGGACTGTTAATAATTCAGACATTTCGAGTATCTTTAGTCATGAAGATATTCCAAAACATATTATCGAAGAAACTTTTGCTCGATATGGCTACAGTGATCCTGAAGTTATTCGCATTGAAAGAGAAGCAGTATGGGTAATGTATGAACCCAATATGACAATTAAAGCTTTAGAAGCATGTAACTCAGATACTCCAATATGGGAGACCTATCTTCCTCCAAAAAGAACATGGAAGTATCTATATATTAATTCTTTCCTATGGTAATTGATTATGACCACAAACAGATAGAAGTTCCTCAAGAAATTGTGAAATACTGTGATGTTTTAATGCATAACATAGATCATGATGATTTGCGTTATATTGATTGCGTTTTCATGCACATGGGTTATTATGGAAACAACATAAACTATTTGTATGAATTACGTCATCGTATTGTCCCCGTCTTTGATTAAGTAAAAAAAATGATTAAACCTAATGACACTGTAGAATATATTGGATGTAGCAAAGAACAGATTAATTGGGGTGGTAATGATGATCCTTCTCAATCGTTTCTAATTGTTGGGCATGAATATATTGTAGAAAGTGTTAAGGTATATTCACAACACACTAAAATAACTGTATTAAATAAATCTGGTCGATTTAATTCAGTTTGTTTTAGAAAAGTAATTAGTGAATAAGAAAAAAAGTTCATGGAGACTATGGGCTTATGCTTTAGGTCAAAAAGAAGGCAGAAGTAATGAAGAAGCAGACATAATTGCTATCATTCGCACATTTATTATGCTCCAGTTAGTTATAACTAACGGATTTATTATTGCAAACGCTATTCGACATTGGAACAATGTACCAAGTGAATTATCAAAAACCGAAGAAAAAGGGTTATGCCACCCACAAAGCAACATTTTTGAAGATTGAAGATGCTATTTTTTGGGAAAAAGTAATACAATCTCAGGGATGTAAGGATATTAAAATCCTTGTTAGGGATTAGAAACCCACCTAAATAAGTGGCACATCCCTATTGACGTTGCGACCTATATCCTTTAGTATAGCCAAAGTTACTTCAACGGAACACCATGGTTTCTTATCTCGAAGCACAAAAGCAAAAGGTTCGTATTACTCTTGATCTTCAAGTTTTCCAGGATTTTGATGCACGTCAAATTGATTGGGAGAAGTTGTTTAACCTTGAGCCTGGTGAAGAAATTGAATGCTATGTCGAAGAGTTTGATCAATTTTAGTAAACAAATTGTGACACTGTTGAAGCTGCACACCACCTCTTGACTGGGGTGGTGTTTTTGTGTATATTGGCTATATTGAGAAACAAGCACTTGACCATCACCCTTCGCCCACATCAGCAGCGCATCATTGATCGCTTGCAGAGTTATGACAAAGGGCAGATTATCGTCCCGACAGGCGGCGGCAAAACTCTGACGATGATTATGGATTTGCAACGCAATCTTAACTCTGTTGATTGTGGAACTACCACTGTTGTTGTCGCCCCGAGAATACTTTTGACGGAACAACTTTGTAGCGAGTTCTTGGAGATTATTGATACTTCTAACACGCATATTATGCACTGTCACTCGGGAGAGACTCACCACTACAGCACCACTAAAGCAGATCAAATTCATATGTTTGCTAGTGTTGCAAGAACTGCTGGTGAGAATTGTATCATCTTCACCACCTACAATTCTCTGCATCGTGTGATGGAGGCAGATATTGAGGTGAATAACATTTACTTTGACGAAGCACATAATTCCGTGAAGAAGAACTTCTTCCCTGCTACTGAATACTTTGCAGAGAACGCAGATCGTTGCTATTTCTATACAGCAACCCCTAAACATTCTCTTGCTGCTACTAAACCAGGCATGAATTGGTCTGTTTATGGTCAGGTTCTTGTTAATGTTCCTGCCCCTGAACTTGTAGAACAGGGTTACATTCTTCCTCCTAAAGTTGTAGTCAAGCAATTGCCTATGATCAAAGGTCGTAAGGTCGTATTTGCTGATGACTGTGACAACTTGATTGAGACTATCGATGACAACAACATCGATAAGACTTTGATTTGTGCTCGCACAACAAAACAAATTATCAATCTTCTCACTCACTCTGACTTTTGTTCTGAGTTGTATCAGCGTGGTTATTCTTGGATGACGATCACATCGAAGACTGGTGCAATCATCGATGGTAAGAAAGTCAATCGCGATGTATTCTTCGACACACTGAATACTTGGGGCAAAGATCCTGACAAAAAATTTGTTGTTATTCACCACTCTATTCTGTCTGAGGGTATCAATGTATCAGGTTTGGAGGCCGTAATCTTTATGAGGAATATGGACTTTATAGGCATCAGCCAGTCTATTGGACGAGTTATCAGACTTGGTGGAAGTGAGAAGACATTTGGTTTAGTTTGCATCCCAACTTATGACTCTGTTGGTATTGGTACTGCCAAAAAAGTTCAGGCAGTTGTTGATGTCGTATTCAATCAGGGACTTCCAGCAATTTCGGAGATTCGCAAATGAGTTACACTAAAGAACAACTAATTGATGCACTATGTGCAGAGTGGGACTATCTTTGTCATGATGATTTTGATCCTGAAAATGATCAAACAACTGAAGAATATCGTGAGGATTTGATTAAAATGTCACTAGAAGAACTTATTGAAGAAACATCCACAGGAGAGCACTACACTCTTGATGAATGGATGGAAAACTGGGGATAGTAACTGTAGCCTCTAAAGTGTCCCAGTATTGTAATCAACCAAATCCATGAACGAGTACCTGACCCGCACACTGCTTCCGTTGATTGTCACCATTCAACCTAAAAAGTCTGAGAGTTATACTCTTGATGCACTAGGATTAGAGCGTCAGTCTTCTCAGTCTATCCTGATTACGTTCGGTGAGCGTATTGAACAGTTTTGGAATACTGTTATCAGTGATAGTAAAAGTGACAACTTGATTGAAGAAAATAATTTAGTAGAAGTAAAGGGTAAGCAACGTCAAATTGATCATAGTTTCAAGTGCTATCTTGATTCTGTTCTTTACTATCTTGAGAGTAAGTGCAACTTAAACTTTGATAGTGAAAAGATCAAAGCATCAAACAAAAAAATTGATGAAGTTAAAGATGCTCTCAATGCTGATGTTGGTGCATACTTTGTTCCCGTTGTGAGTGAGATTGCCAAGAAAGATCTCACCAAGTATAATAATAAAGGGGTGCAAGTCTTTGGTGTTAAGTGGATGCTTTCCAAGATTGATGCTCAGTTTACTGAAGAAGAATACTTTAAATTTCTCCGTGAGGTTGTTGCTCCGATCCTAGAAGAAAAGGGTCTCTGATATAATTAACTTACAAACATTTGACTGAGTACCTATGAAACCTGTCATCAAGTATCAAGGCGGTAAGAGTAAAGAACTGCCATTGATCAAGCAAATGCTACCACAACAATTTGATCGAGTGGTTGAACCTTTCTGTGGCGGAGCTGCAGTGTCATTTGGATTGCAAACTCCTGCTATTCTAAATGACATCAACCCGATGGTAATCAACCTCTACAAAGTATTGCAGAGCTCTGATTATGTGCATGTCCTGAATCATATCAATGTCATCAAGACTTATGAGCATGATGCACTACAAGAAGCATTTTATGCTGCAAGAAATGTAATCAATAATCCACAGGATTTCACTCCGTTAATACAAGCAGTCTCATATATTATTGTTAGACAGTTGTGTTTCTCTGGCATGGAGAGATATAATGCAAAGGGAGAATTTAACGTACCATTTGGACATTACAAGAAAATGTCCTGCAATCTAACACCAGATCATCACACATTCCTCAGTAAGTGTGACATCAGGCAGGGATCATTTGTTGATCTATTTGATGATGTGACTACTGATGACTTTGTGTTCATTGATCCTCCATATTTGGACAGACTTGGTTACACACAAGGTGATGGTGGTGATACTTTGCATGAAGAACTTGCACGGTGCTTGAAGTCAACTGATGCAAAGTGGATGATCATACATAGTGACCATGAATTTTATCGCGAATCATATCGTGATTACAATATCACAGACAAAGACTTTGCTTATGCACAACGATTTGGTAAAGGTAAAGATCACTCAGGTGCAAAGGTAAAGCATCTTTATATCACAAACTACTGAGACTGCAACTGTAGCCTCTAAACTGTCCTAGTATTGTAAGCATCACTCAAAAACATGGGAACTCGCTCTCGCATTGGTATTCAACTCAAAGATGATAGCATCCTGAGCATCTATCAGCACTGGGATGGTTATCCTGAGTGGACTGGTCGTATTCTAAACACACATTACAACTCCCGCGAGAAAGTAACAGAGTTGATTGATGGTGGTGATTGTTCCTCTATCTGGACAAATGAGCGTTGGACTGGTAAAAAACTTGCTCCTTATGTGACTGAAATCAAAGAAGAGAAAGAATATGGTCCTCAGTATTACTCTGGACGCAATGAAGATTGCCCTCCTCGTCTTGATGATAATGTCTTTGAATATCTTGAAAAAGAGAATAATGAGGAGTATGCTTATGTTTGGACAGTAAATAATAAGTGGGTTTGCACTAATATGAATCAGTTTGATGATTCTAAAGCACCCGAAAAAGTAGAAATTCCAGAAGGAGCATTAGCAGTATGAAACCTGAAGACATTGAGTTAAGTAGTATCAATGGATCGTTTGAGTTTGAGAAACTTTCCCGTGAAATTGATACTATTGGCGATCTGGATACATGCAAAAACATGTTGAAAGCCTATGTCAAACTGTATATCAAGCAAAGGGAAACCTTTGCTGCTGCAACCAAAATGTTACCCACTGATTAAATCATGTTCAAGTATAACACTGTGAAAGGAGAACTTTGCCTAGTCGAATGTTGGCAGGATGAAGATTGCGAAGAACGATATAAAGATGGTGACCGTGATTTAATTTGGATCGATAGGCACCACACCAATGAATATGGCAACATTGAGAAATATATCACTCAAAAGTTTGCTGATATTAGTGACACTGTTTGGATTTATATTCATGCCCTTCGTTCTACTGAAATCACAAGATATGAACAGAAAGATGAAGAAAATGGTCTGTACCCTGATAACATTGCCATCGATGACTTTGGTGATGATTGTCTAGGTGGCGGATCATATCTCTGGAAAAACAACACACTGAGCAACTGTTATGAATCTTGATGAAATGCAACTGGACAGCGAAGCCTTCTGGGACCAATGTGAATCCGAAGCGAATCTTTTAGAAATTACTGTCGATTATTATCTGATGGAATTCTGTAACGTATTCAATATGTCAGAGGCAGAATGATAATGGGGCATCGGTTGGTAGTCTGGGGAGATGAAAACCGTGTAAGTCCCTTATAAATAACTGTGTCAATCCCCAGACTACTATGACAGAAGATATTTGGCAGTCTCTTAGGGAGATGGAGTTCGATCCATTTGTCCCTGAAGAAGATAGAATTAGACCCTTTTTTACTGCTGCAATGAAACAAGCAGTCAGTGATGCTATGAAGGGTAACAAATGCTGCTTAGGCAGAGTATTAAGTGAAGAGACTAAAAAGAAGATTGGTGATGCTAACAGAGGCAAACCTTCATATTGGAAAGGTAAGACTCTCCCGCCTGAAATGGTCGCCAAGATGAAAGCAAACCTGCCAGACAGGAAAGGATCAAACAACCCCAGATCTTCTACCTGGAGATTGCAGTTTGAAGATGGTAGAGTTGTTGTTACTGAGTCTCTACAAACCTGGGCGGTTGAGAATGGATACCCGCCAACTTCTGTCAGGAACTTATACAATGGCAGAGGAGTTAAGAACTATCGAGGCATAGTAAAAGTTGAGAAACTAAATAATATATCAGTCCAAGAAGTACGATGAAATTATTCTCACAATTCTGTCTTGAAGCTTATGATGCTTCTGTGATGGGATCCAGTCAAATTAAAAAAACTGGACAGCGTGGAGAAATTGGTG